CGCCTGGGCAAGCAACATCGCCCGGTCGTCGCGCCGAACGTCGAAAAACTCTATTGCGTCATCGAATGCTACCGCCCATTGAACAGGGTCGGGGCATCCAGGCATGCACGCGGCTAGTTGCTCTGGGGTGATATGCCGATAGGTTTCGGTCTCATCTAGCCACATACGCAGCCCCCGCACCTGGGTCGCTGTCACTATGCCCTGCGCTGATAAAAAGCGTTTTTGTTTGCATGAGTTTTTCGCTCATTATTTGGGTTCCTGTAGAGCGCCCGTAGGCGCTCAGTTAGGGTATTGACAGTTTAGCACAATGCGGGGCGTCCTTGCTCCGCTGTTATTCCTTGTTATATCAATACAGCACCCACATATCCGGCCTAACTAGCTCTACTGTCGCACTACCCAGGGGTGGCACTGCGAGAGACCCAAAGCGACTTGAATCTACGGTAGCCCCAGCGCCAGCAACAATATTGAGTGCGTGGGTCGTGTTATTATTTACTAATGTCACTCTTGATCCTACGTTAATTGAGGTTACAGATAGACCTGCATCCGCAGCGGGCAGTGTTAGTGATCTTGGGGCTGTAGCAGACGCATCAAATGCGAAAACACCTTCTCTAGCTACGGGATTGCTAAGTGTAAAATCGCCAGCAGAGTAGGCTTTTATAAAGTCCCTGTTTACGACACCTGCGCTGACGTTTGACCCTATGCAGTCCTTTACTATGTTGCCTGTTCCCCTCAGCCCGAACACGCTAGTGTCAAATAGCGTACTGAATGTTACGCCCATATTAGACACTGCTGGTGCGGGGACTGTAGCCAGACGACGCACATTAGTGACTGTATTAAGAGTAGAATCATTGAGCAAATTGATTGCTGGATTAGTGTTGTTTGGCGAACGAGACCTAGCAGACCAGTTATCAATAACCAACCCGTGCACAAATGACTCTATTCTTAAAGGCTCAGCAAAGTCGAGAATAGTAAAATCGGTCAGCGTGATTCCCGAACTTACCAAAGTCTCTATAGGTTGGTTATGGATAGTCCCTACCCTGCGCCCCACGTCAAGAGTGATGTTAGACATACTGATGTTACGCCGAGGCTCTACTTGCTCCGACTCAGCGCCAGGAAGCAAAACGTGTGTTCCGATAAAGAACCCATCATTACCGCACTTTATACGACCATCTGATACGGAGATATCGACAGCCCACTCTGAGAATCTAATACCATCTTCTACTGCTTTAGTCTCAATAAAAAAATCACTTAATATCCCATTCCTAGAACGTAGAAATATACCCGCACCCTTACAACCCGTAATATGAATATTAGATGCCTTCCAGCCGTACACACCGGCATGCGTAGTAAAACCCTGTTCAAAGCTATTAACAGAAACTAACTTTGTAATGCTGGGGAATAAAGTAGGAACCCCATTTATAACGTAAGTAAGATCAATGCCCTGCATACCATTAACATCAGTGGCGCTCCATTCAGTATGCCAGTCTGAGCGGGACTTAAAGCTGTTGTATTGCGAAGTCTCCTCAACTAAATAGTTCGCTTCTGGATGCTCAGCATGTAACTCAGTGAATACTCCCCTATAGTTGTATCTACTCAAGAAGCAAACTCCAGGCTCACCCGCATGTTTTACTTTTGCTTTGTGAATGAAAGGCTCATCGCATAGCTCTGTATAAAACATTCCGTTAGCACCAACAAGGAACTCTCCGCCGATCACTTTAGCCCCAGGGAGTAAGTCCATTTTTTGGATAGTTGTAGTTGGACGGGTAGCAGCAGGGCTCGTTTCTAGTGTGTCGTCTGTGCGGTAGTCAGGAAACGTTAACGGATTGCGAATAACAACCTGAGTAGTTGATACCACCTGATCAACAATACATGGCTCTCCAAAGTAAAGAGCATGGGCATCGACTGAACCTGTCGCCCTACCGAGTCGCCAATCACCTGCGTCTGAGTACAGAGAATTACGTTGCCCCTTGATTAAGAATTTATCACCGACGCTTAGGCCGTGTGCGGTTGTTGTCGTTACTGTGGTGTCGCCCGTTGTTAGATTTGCAGAGATGGGAATTTCTGATCCCGACCATGCTCCTTTAAACTCCCATAAGCCGTCCACTTCTGAGGAATTAGAGGGCATAGCGGAGCTTTGAAAGTCGAATGTCGCGCCCTCCTGGAAAAGAAACAGTGTGTTCTTCCGTCCAAAGATGGGGCCATCAACACGATAGCAGCCAGTGCCTTTATTCAACACTGTCACTGATTTTAAAGGGCCGTCACTTTCTAGGTAATCATATACGGCTTGTACAATCAAGGTGTTATCAGTACCTCCTCCTTGATAATCTCCATCAGCCCTGGCGCCAAACTGGAGTAGATTACGCCCACTTTTAAATAATCCTTTTGCCTGCAATCGACTGCCGGGTAAATCAATAAACGACCCGCCATCATTCGCGCCAGTACCAGTCGCCACGATCTCATAATCATTGCCGCCGCCGTCACCGGGGGCGTAATAGCCCAGCGTGTAACAAAACGCGCCAAGCTGTATTTTAGTACTGGTCTCAAGATAATCCTCTGGATCAAACGTTCCGATTGTGGGTGCGCGTAATGCCGTGAAACGTATACCCCTACGATCCAGCGCCTCCGCAATCGTCTGACTACCCGTCGAGCTAGACACAGCCGCCGTGCCGTCCGCCAACTCCTGCCGCAACGCCGCATCACCCACCGCCAAAAACGCGCCACCCTCGGGCAACCCTGCGCCAGTGGTCGTATAAGGCAAGCCAGTCGAGCCGGATAACCGCCAAAATTCGCCGCTGGCGTCGCGCACCACCTGATTGTACTCAGTAATAGTGATACCTGCGGCGTAGTCGCCTACAAACTGATAGCCGCTGTTTGCTAAAAAATCAGCAAAGCGTGATTCAATCCCCGCCCAACTCAGTCGCGCATTACCCAGTCGATCAGGATAGCTATTTTCCGTGCCGTTAATCAGCCGGTCAGCGTTCTCCGCATTATCATACAAATCACGCGGGTCAGCACTGCCGAGGGGGTTCTGGGTGTTATAGGTCGTCATATCATCACCATAGGAAATGTTAATAGCATTTTAGCACACTAATAGCGTTATGCTATGGTGTGGGCCACTCGCGGTTTAGGGCGTAGTCGATGATGCTGCTGCCAGCCACGAATTGCGGGAAATCCAGCCACTCTGGCGGCAGCGTCTGGCGCTCAAATATTTCCACCTCCGCTGTGTACCGAAGCAGCGTTGGGCTAATCATCGTTGGCCCGGAATAAATATCCGTAAAGCTCACTCGCTCCATATGGCATCCGCGCGCCGTCTTGACAGGCATATCATGCCATGCTGCGCCGTCCTCGATGCCATAGCGGAACCATAATTCTAATAACTGCGCCTGCCCGTTAGTCAGCACCCATTCTAGTTGCACAGTCTGAGGTACTGACGTAAAACGCCGCCGCTGTCTAGCCCTACCGCTGGCGAGCTGGCTGCGCAATAGTGGCGAAACGGTCTGAACGCTATGCCCCTGCTGTAGCGCCGCTGGTAACTCACTGGGATAATTCATGCGGGCGGCTCCGAGTTATCGTAATCATAAACACGCGAATCATAATTGACCGCTTGAACACTGACGGCGCTAAACCCCTGCGGCTCAATACTGGCAATCAACGCCGGATAGCTAAATGTCTGCGATACACCGAACATATAATGCGGCAGCTCTTGGGAATAATCGACCGTGGGCGCATCGCCATTATACACCACTGTATAGCTGTCAGTGCCGCGTGTTGCTGTGTACGGGCCTTTTAGTAGACCTTGCGGGTCACGCCATGCGATAAGGTGCGTTTCTCCAGCTCGCCAGTCTAGCGGCTCGCTGGTTCGGATGGTTGCTTGCCCGCCGCCGCTAGACGCCTGCATCACTAGGCCGCTTGACGTATATCCCGGCACATCATCCGCCAGCGCGCAATATGACCAGTAATTTGAGTTCAGCGCGTCCAGTTCCGTGCTAAACGAATACGTTTTGCGGCGATAGCGCAACCGCAAACGCTCGCGCATACCTAGACGCCATGCGCGTGTCCGGCTGGTAACACCTTCGATGCGGATTTTCTCAGGACGATTGCCAGCATCGCCCGGCAATCGGCATTCCACTGTTTCGTTTGTCCACGTTTCGCTGCTAAAAAACTCTACGTCGATGCCATCAATTTCATCTGGCCGGATAGACTCAATGCTGCGCGTCAACGGATCCATCATGTTCTGCGTGGTGTACATCTGCTCAAAGGTGCTACGAGCCTCATCACGCACGGGCGTTAGCAGCCCTTGGCTAATCGTTAGCTCGGCAGCGCCCGCCCTAAGTGTGCGCTGCATCACTTCGTAAACCGTACTGCTGCCGTCATGCACAAAGTCGAACGTGTCGCCGCGTGCTTCCCATATCGCCGCCAAGCGCTCTAACTCGTCTTGGTCTAAATCGTCATCGGTGTGGCCAATATTGCGCGCCACATAGCGGAACCAATCGGCAATGCTGCGGCTAGGTTCTTCTGTCTCGGTGCCAAGTGTAGGTATTATTCGCGTGACCACGGCGCTGACTTTGTTTTCAGACTGCCCCGCAATCGTGTCGCTGCCCTCGACTGTCAGAGCCACGGTGGTGACGCCTGGGTAAGTTGATTTAGCAGACAGTTGAGACTTTAGGCCGAACCATTCGAGGCGGTCTAGGTCTTGAACGCTCGTGCCCTCAATGCTGGTGCGGCGCAAGCGAACCTCTGGCGTGATTGTTGCGCCGAAATTGGTAAAAAACGTCCACCCTAGCTGATCACGAGTCCCGCCCTGAATGTTGCGCCTGTCAGTATTCCAAGCGGTATCACCCACGGCGCGCCATTGCAATTCAACATCTCGGCTCCGATTTTCGATTGCGCCATCATCTTTAACGCGTCCTAAGCCTTGCGGGGCGAATACGTCCCACTCCACGCCGGATACTGACTCACCTGCCGGGCAACCCAAGAACGGCCCTGCCCATTCGCCATTGACTTCTTCATCAGACACGCGAATAAACGGACTGTTGCTGCGCTGCGACGGAAAGCCTAGCCAGCCTGCATCCTCCGTGCCATTGGGCAGCAGTTTGGTGACAGTGAAGCCGATATTAATCGCAGGCGTTCCGCCGTCATCAATAAACGCATCAATCCGGTAGCGCGCTCCTACGCGGTCAATCGTGTTGATATACGTCCCGCTTGTGGGTGACGTGACTGCCGTCAGGTCGGGATAATCGAGCGTAATTTCAGTCGCGCTAACGCTGGCGATTGTATAAGTACCATCCAGCGCGCCGCCGTAAATAACCACTTCGTCACCGATGGCTAGCCCTAAATCGCCAAACGCGCCACTGAAAACCGCATGGTCGTCGGTCATCGGGTCGGGCGGAGGATTAGCGACAATCTGCCGAGGAATACGGACATTTAGCTCTAGCCCTACCGTCCAGTCTGTCGGCACTGTATCGCCGCTGACGCGTGTCACGTTGACGCCGTTCACATCTACGCTCGATACGTCCCAAACGATAGTCACGTCAGAAGGAGATTTGAGCCGCAAGCCTGCCCCGCTACCCACGCTTGCGCCCACCTCGGGGGCGTTATACCAGCAGCGATGCGCCGGGTGGCTGGTAACGTCATCGCCCGGATCGAAGATTGACAAGTTGACCTGCTGCCCTAGCGCGCTTAATGGCGTAGCGCCTATGCGTATTTGAGATTGCGGAATAAGGTAGCTGCCTTTGCCGATGCAGGTAAACACGTCTACCGCAAGGTTGCGCTGGTCAATAAAGTAGCGGCGCGGCTGGTTCAGGTAATCAGGAAAAACCTTGTGCTGACCTGCAATCTCTGGAATCACACCACCGAGCTTGGGTCGGTTGGCCTGGACATTGGGATCATAAATTGAGCTGCCCTGATTCTGCCCGCGCGCTTGATTAACGCCTGGAACGCTTGGCAGCAGGAAGCCAAAAATATCACCAATTAGTCCAACGGCTGCATTAACAACACTTCCAACCGCGCTAACAACACTGCTAATCGCGCTCCCGATAGCATCGACTGCACCGGATTGGGGGGCGATGTAAATATCAATGTCCGCGCCTGTTAGCGATAAATTAGACCACTCGCTAGGCGGCACAGTGCGCCCATCCTGCTTGACCACGATTGGATGGCTGTCAGCACTCAGGTCAAAATCCGGCACATTGTCAGCGAGCCAATCGGCTA